GGTACATGCGCCATGTTGTTAATGAGCTTATTGGGCATTTCGATCCGGAAGACAGAGCTTCATCTGTCGGCAGGATTGCTATGCGGAAGTATGCTTATAAACTTATGTTGGCGCATGGAGTGCGTAAGCACGACATTGCCAAACACATCGACCGCGTCGTAGCAGCCGCTGTCGCAAAGGTCAATGCTGCTGAGCAAATCGAGCAGCATAATGTGTTCCTGGGTGCGGGTTGTGTCAGGAGGGTCTAGGGGTGCCGTTACCGAGTGTCTTGTTCCACGTATCTATCGCAAGCTCCAGATAGTGCGCGATTAAGAGTGAGACGCAAAGTTAACGGAAGACCTAGTCATCAATGTTTCGTGGGCTTCAGCCACCCATTGTCTAGTCGTTTTCCCGTTGTGCCTTTTGAGAACAATTTGGAGAATCTCGTTTCCGGTCTAAAAGAGCGAGTTCTTTATTTGGACACAAGAGGCACAGAGAGACCGCGCTTCACAGCAGATTCGCGAGTATTGTTTGAGCTGGCAGAGCGCCTCGGAAGGCTTGTTTCTCCTCACCAGGTGTCGTGGGAACATTTTGTTTCCACCCGTCCTGGGAGCAAGCGCAAGTTATACGAGCAAGCGTTGTGCCAACTCAAAAATGACCGCTATAGTCTGAAGCGACTAGCCGAAACTAAACTGTTCACAAAGTTTGAGCGAACTTGGTGGACAAAACCGCAGGTACCTCGGGTCATAAACCCTCGTGATCCCAGGTACCACATTCTCTTGGGTTCATATTTACATGGTATTGAGAGACACTGCTTTGATGCTTTGCAACAGCTTCTAGCTCAGAATGTCCCGTGCATAGCCAAGGGCCACAGCCAAGAGACCAAAGCACTCCACATTAAATCGCTATTGCGACCAGGGTGGAAGTGCATTGGTCTCGACGCTAGTCGCTTTGATCAATGCATCGGAGAGGAGGCACTTAGGATTGAACATACCGTATACAACACGGTTTACCACAACCCTGAGTTAGCGGCTCTGCTAGAATGTCAGTTGCATAACGTTGGCAGGTACAAAGGTAGGGATGGATCGTTAAGATGCGACATGGGAGCAATACGGTGCTCAGGCGACGTTAATACTTCGCTTGGCAATTGTATTATTTCTGTGTTGTTTGCCCATGCTTATTGCCTAGAACATGGTATCAAGCACAGGGTTTATTGCGACGGCGATGATCTACTTTTGTTTGTTCCCTCTAGTACTGAACTCGACACTCTGCAACAGTGGTATTTGCAGAGGGGTTTGCGCATGAAGGTAGAGCCACCTGCCTTCATATTGGAAGACGTAGAGTTCTGTCAGGGCAAGGTTGTATATTGTTCAGACAGATGGGTGTTAGTGCGCAACCCGGTCAAATGCTTGACTACCGACTATACAGGTTTCTTGGACTGCACTCACGACAGAGTATGGCGTCATATCGTTCACGCGACTGGCAGCTGTGGTTTGTCGTTGTTTTCAGGATGTCCCATTTTGCAAGAATGGTACCTCTGGGGCCTGCGTAATGGCAGGAGTGCCGGTTTGAAACTTAATCGCGGACAAGGCCTTGCTGATTATTATCTCAGGGCTGAGGGCGTGGTTAAGCGGAAAGCCCAGCCAGTTACCGAAGAAGCTCGTGCGAGCTTTTGTTTGGCATGGGGCATTACCCCCGCCCAACAGCTAGCGGTTGAGGCATTTATACAGGGAATGGAATGCGGAGTGGACGTCATCACATCAAATCTCTATCAATCAACGTTCAGCGAAATATTAAGAAGTTAAAATGGTTAAGTTAAGGAACAAAGCGGCACGTGCTCAGAAGAAGAAGAAGGCTAACAACCCCAAGACCATCAATGCGACACGGCTCGATGATCTCGACCCAGCAGCCATTGCAGCAGCAAAAATGTTGCTTGATCCCTGCGGGGCAGAACTCGTGCCAAGCGTGTATCCTGGTGAGCTAGGATATATGGCTAGGTTTAACAGCGTTTTCACTGTTGGCGGTGTTACAGGCCAGACTTGTGGCGCTGTTATATTGAAGCCTGGAAACAACGTTGTCTCAAACACGTCATCTAACGTTACCAGTGCATCTTACACCATTGGATATGCAGACACGCAAGCACCTGGTGCTGCTTTTCTGAATACCAATGCGACTAAGGTGCGCGCTACTGGTGCGTGTTTGCAGTTGATGCCCAATGGAGCTCCGAGCAATGCCACAGGGTTAATTCACTATGGTATTGTTCCAGCTTCATCTGTGGCTGAGGGTGTTTCCACCACGTTTGACAATTTGATTGGTCTCACTACGCACAGGGTAAATATCTCTCAAGCGCTCATGCAACCACTTGAAGTCAAGTGGTCGCCTGGGACGTTTGATGATAGATATTCACCCGTTGCGGGCATAACCAGTGACGATGACACCGATAGGAACGTTATCTTGGTGGTGTTTTCGGGCATGGGCAATGCTGTTGGTTGTAATGTGCGTGCTACTTGTATCTACGAGTGGGCACCTACTAACACCATTGGTATTCCCTTTGACTCAACCACGACCAAGCCTTCCAGGTGCGACATTGGTTGTGTGCTGCGAAACATCCGCAGAAAAGATTCCAATTGGTGGTGGAGTCTGGGTTTGAAGGGCCTTGACTTTACAAAGTCTGCCGCTATTGGCTACTACACCGGTGGTCCAATGGGAGCTGCAGTAGCAGCAGCTCGTTACTTTTAATTTCTTAATAAGTAACTGGCGTGCTAGTGCCGTTAGCTAAGTCTGCTCATAAGTGTGAAGAACACCGTGGCCACGGGTTGACAATCGGATCATGAGATGAGGGGCTTAGTGGAACGGGTCTGGTACATTCTTCCAACACGCTAAAGCGACCCTTGCGTGTGCTGACAGGGAGCTTTCGACAGGCGGGATTGTCGAGGTATACTCTTACCTTACGAGAGGCGGTCTTATTTGGCAATTAAGATCGCATTGTTGTAGGCGACTACAACAGGGGC